CTGTGGCAATGCGCCCAAAGCACCACTGGATTTTCACGGTACCGATCAAGCTCCCATCCATCCGGATCAACACGTTCATCGAAACGGTCGGTATCATACGTAGAAAAGATCCATGGGAAGCCGCCAGAGGTGTCCGTTTCCGTATACGCTAGATACCCCGCTTGTATAACTTCAAATGGTACATCCAGCTTTCCGTACCGGTCAGCATTCACTTTTAAAAAACCCGCAAGCGTCTTCCAGCTTATCATCCGGAAACCGGCATCATCCTTGAATCTACATAACAATTTTTTTACCCCCCGTCGCATGCAGGTTGAACTCATATCCAACCTTTACGAATTCGACCAGACTCCGCACGCCCATCTTTCGAAACGCATTCTTGCGGGTAGTACAGGCCGTTGTTTGGGCAATTCCCATTTCTGAGGCAATTTCTTTCAGTGTCAAACCCTTCAGAGTAAGAACCATCGAATCATGCTCTTTTAGACTCAACAGGCGATATCCCCGGCTTATCGGACAAATATCTTCGTCAAGCATTTTCCGTATTTCCACGGGGTAGTATTTACGTTTCCCCTGTATCGCCGCCTTTGCCCGCTGGAACTCAACGTGAATATCAATATTTGCAACAAGTGCATCAACACCGTTCCTAATCAATCGCAATCCAATGAACCGTGATATCCGGAACGGGCTAATACACATGATATATGCTTCCGGGAAATGGGTTTTTATTCGGTGAAGCTGGTTATCCATGTTGAACCCTATTTGCGCTACATTAACCGCGATCGTATCAACCAGCGTCTCGCAGTTGAGACGCTCAAGTTCTTCAAGTGAACGAACAATTTCCAACTCCCTGGCTCCTGTTAATTCCCGTACCATTGCGGAAAAGGTGAACTCCAACATGTTGCAAAAACCGAATAATAAAATCCTTGTTTTGTCCATTCACTGCCTCACTTCATGTTTGTTTTTCTTTATCATTCACAGGGATTACATTCTGCGGCCGGTACCAGGTGTCCCCCCATGGTTTTGTGTTCTTACCCCGCTCGGTCAGTACATCATTGATTGTCTTTAGACCGGCGGTCACTTCCTCTATGTCACGTTTTGACTGTTCATCCTCGCTATGCTGTAATTCAGGAATATCTGCAAGATTAAAGGCACCTTTATCAGTTAACCTGAATCGCTTAAAAAATTGTGATTCAGTAATCTGTTCAAAGTTTTTCAAGACGGGAATAAGCGTATACTTCCAGAACGCTGCATGCTGGCTTTCCGTATCAGTTCCTGAAAGGTTAGCCCGCGGATCCTGAATATTCGCCACCCGGGGCGGTATGCCGTACTTGGCCAAAATGGTATATAAGTTCCATCGTTTAAGATCAAAAAGTTTAAGCGCATCAGGAGAGAAAGTAAGGGGCTTGAATTCCGTACCCTTGCCAATAACGGCAATCTTCCGGTTCTTCGCATTCTTGCCGTACTTCTTTTCCCATCGTTGTTCAATCATATCCGCTTCTTCCTCACGGATTATCTGATCGGTTTTCAAGATGCCCTGCGGAATTGCATTATGTTTCAAAAGATCATGATTTGATTTATTTGCCCATTGATCCTGTTCAAGTTCATACTTTAACGAAATCAGCGGCGTCACACCACGCCAAGGGTTCCAAGGATTCCATTCACGGAAGTGAATAACTTCATCGGGTAGGAGCGGAATAACTTCACCATTCGTACAGTAAAACCACTTGCTCACTATTCCGTTTTCAATACGCATCGTCATGCACCGTGGATTGAGAATGTGAATTTCTTTAGGGATTCCACCAGAATAGCTGTCACCAAAATACCAGAACGCCTCACCTTCAAGAAACCACCAAGCCCCTGTTTCCTTCCACAGATCGAATCTGCTCAGATTCCTGTTTGGCTCGTTGAATAATGAAAATACCGGTCCAGACTCCAACCGCTGTCCATGCCTCTTGATAATGAATTCAGTCCGTCCGATATTCCGCATAAGAATACCGATAGCGATGTTTACCCATGCATGGGTAAGATAAAAATCTTTTTGACCGGATATATCCATTGCCTCAGCGAAAGGATCAGATTCACGTTCCCCGGTAATAAGGGAAAACTGCTGCAAGGCTTTTCGTAGTCCTGTCGGGAAAGTAAAGAACCTCATCGGATTCTTAAACCCTATTTAATTGGGACTTAATAGCAGGTTTGTTTTTTGTCTTCATAGTATCGTCCTATAGTTAGTTAAAAATAAGAGATATTTCACTTACGCCAATATCACTCCGTTTTGCACCTGACTGAAAATCGCATACCGCATGGCATCCATATAATGATCGTTCACCTTTACAATGCGATTCATTTCATCCCGCGCGTAATCGGCAATCTCCTGCAGTACCCCAGTTGCACCTCTACAAACAAAAAATTGCTTTCGCTCCATGAGCGCGCAAATATAATCAATCCCACTATCAACGGAATTATTCGCCTTCACGCCGCCCGTTATTTCCTGAATGCGTTCCCCACCTGCCGGATCACAGAAGGTCGGAAACACATTCGGGGAACCGTCATCATTCCGGTACCATCCCCGTTCAATCAATTCATCGTTAAAGGTTCTCGTCGGCATATTGTACGAACCATGATCCGCGATAACATACACCGTCTCGCTAATCCATCCGACTTTTACATTTGTGCAATTCAAACCGAAGTCTTGCCCGGCACATACAAAGTCAAATTTATGCGGCAGTTCCTCCGGCGCCAAAATCATATCCTCATCGAACTTCTCGTAGACAACCCCATCTGCCTTAACCCACAACCCATCCCTGAACCGTGCCCGCTGCTTCTCAGGCATCGTGTCTAAAATATCATCGATGTAATCACTCGCAAGGTTTTCTGCATTGTCTTTCGGATTCAGCATCATCGACACATACAAGTCCGGCTTCATCAGCGGCTCATCAGTTCTTGCCTCAATCTTGCGAATAAACACCTTGTACGCCCAGTGCATAGGACTCGCCGGATTACAATCATACAAGAACATGTTCCGACATCCCGGCACATTCATTGCCAACCGGCTATACGCAACATTCACCGCAGCATACGAAATCTGACTCACCTCATTAAAGTAAATCGTGTTGTACTCATGACCAAGAATCTTGTCTACTTGCTCACGATCACCCAAACCACCAATCCAGATTTCCGAACCATTCCACAGCCGCACATAGTTGTCATGCACCATGAGCTTGAAACGCCTCTCGCCAAGGATCTTTGAAAGCCACGGCAACAACGTCTCATGCAATACTGAACTCTTCGCATCCTTCGTCCTGAGCCGGCAAATCAAATGCCGGCTCCCCGCATACCGAACCGCTCGAAACATGATCACGATAACCAAAATTGTCGTCTTCCCACTTCTCGAACCACCAAACAACAACACATGCTTTGCTTTACTTTTCAAAAGCTTCAGTGCTTGCCGTTGAATCCTCGTCGGCCTAAACACATTCGCATTAGCAACCGGCAAACCACTCAACATTACAAATCCCGGAAACTCTCGTCAAAGATTATCTCAAGCTGCCTTGGAATCCCGTCATCCACAGAACCCTTGCCATCCTTGCCGTAAATTGTCCGCTCAATATCAAACGCAGTCTTTATATACTCAAGCGCATTATTCTGCGTAACCTCGTCACACTCCATAGACTCAAGCTTTTGCTTACCCTTTTCCAAAAGAAGACCCGTCGCCGCAAGATACTTACGTTCCTGCTCAACATACTCCTTCTCCCGTTCAGCCCGTCTAATACCATCAAGATACACATCATACGCGCCGCACCGTTTAACCCAGTCATACTTAGCCGACCACTTACACCATGCGCCATATCGCGAAGAAGGAATCCCGTTCAACGCAAGCGTCTTCAGGATTCCCCGTTCACGTCCAAAATCTCGATAAAGACAAAACGCATTCCACGACGCATTCGTCTCAACTTCCAATCGTTCCCACTCGTCGGAAATAAACCACCTCCCCTCGGGTTTTATCTGTCTGTGTCCAGCTCCAGCACACACAATGATCTGATAATCCTGATGGCATTCTCAAACTCCGATGCCCATTCCGTATTACCCGACGTTGTCGCTTGTGCCTTACGCTTTTCCAGAAACTTGACCGCACGCTTAATCCCGTCAAGCGAAAGATACGGTTTCTTCATTTCCCTCGTACCTCCTTCCCGGAAATAGCCTTGTGCCCTACCCACAAAACAAAACCGGAACAATGCCGTACATTCAAATAAAGAATACCGTCAGAGAAGAATTATTTATTTACTCTTTTATTCCCCTTAAGACTATAAAGGGTGAAGAAATTCTATAGAACTATTTTCCGCTCATAAAACCGTACTGCAATCCACGCATTTCTTTTTCCCCGGGGGTAAAACCTTATTTTACGGCCAGTGCCGGAACCCCGCAAGGCCAAGACAAGCTCACTCCGTCGCTCCACCTACGGCTCCGCTCCTCCGTTCGGCCCTGCGTGAACCCGCCACTGGCCCTCGGGAACTTCCGTCCCCCGGGGAAAAAAGGGGGCGGCCCGCTTTTCCATCAAAGCCATAACAGCTTTGAAATCAAAAAAAAGGGCAAAGGAGTTTTTTATGGGAGATTTAGCAATCATTGAAAAGGATTCTCTTAAAATTGTTGAACGGGAAACAAGCAGGTTTGAACAGAAATGGACACACACACTCTACACACAAGATTCGGTATTTTTGTTTTCAAGGCATCAGGTAGAACCAGGAATCCTGGAACACAAAATTTCCAGTATTGCCTGGCAATGCGGTATTCACTCTCCGTTGTTCGTATCACACACACTATACTACAAGCACCTCATGAACGGTTTACAGAACCCAGTCAAGAACGTAGAAACCCTGTGTCACGCATTTCTGTATGCCATAGACTGCGACACACAAGACCGCTGTATGCTGAACTTTATCGTACCCGGCAATAACTCGCCATCATACAAGGCAACCGCGTACCTCCGCCAGCACAACAAGAACAGCATCTACATCGAAAGCACCACCTAACACTAACAAGGCCGGAGCAACCGCTCCGGCCTTGTCTTACAAACGTGACGACTACTTGCTTTCAATACCGCCTGAAATCCGCTTGAACGTATTCCGCTCATTTTTTGTAAACGACACCGGCAACCCCTCATGCATAGTGATTTCAACACCGAAGGTACCAAATTGCTTTTGCTCAATCTTCTCAAGAATCCAAGAGACAAGCTCATCAGTAAACGACTCTTTCGAATA